TCATCTGGTATATCTTCATTTAATTCAACATATTCTAAATATGGTCTATTAAGTTCATCTTTAATTGGTAGAAACCGAATAGCCTCTATTTTTCCAGATTTAGCAACCATATCACATTTTCTACCCATCTTTCTTCTTGGAGTGCAGCTTTTGTTAATTGCATTTTTACCACTATCTGTATAAATTCCACCAATAAGATGTGCCTTAGGTTGTATCTTAACTCCTTTTTCTGTTAAATCAAAATCACTTCTTGTAATACCAATTTCACATATATCCTCATTTCCCCAAAATGGGTATACTTCAATTATTTTATCAAACGTAATAATTTGAGGTAACGAATTTATATCTTCAGAAGCTTTAAAAGAGTATTTGTTTTTAAACGCATCAAGTCCAACCCCTTGTCTAATAAAATCATTAGGTCTTAATGAAAAACAACCAATATCAGATAAGTCAACATCTACATGAATTGTTTGATTACCTGTCGGCACACCCCAAATCATAAAATCACCAGCACTATTTGTTTTTACTGTGTATTTGTAATACTTTTCATATACCTCTAAAACCTCTTCTCTTGTTAAAATATCAGATTGGTCAGGAAATGTACCTGTTGCCGCATGTCCTCCGTGTTGTTGTCTTGATGGTAATAAATTATATCTATAATTAGAATCGTCTTTATCGGTAACCTCTTTGTATGGGTATAATTTAGATATCACCGGATCATCCTCATCTTCCGTATCTAAAGGGATAAAAATAGAAACACGAGCGTTACCAACTCCAAAACCATTGTTAGCGGTAATTCTACCACAAACAACACCATAGTCCGAACAAATTGAAGTGTAGATATCTTGTTGACTGAATTTTAATGATAAAATTTCAAGCACATCAAAATCTTGTTTCAATTCTACCGTAATCTTTTGGTCTTTACCAATGTCAGTCGAAATTCTATGCTTTTGTATCATTCTTATAATAAATAGAAACTATGTGATTTTCTATTATTATAACGAAAAAACATTTTAAAAGGTAGTCGTCCCTAAAGTTTTAACTCTAACCTTGATGTCTTTATTTGGGAACCTGATTTGAAATATTTGATTTGATTTCATGAATATAATACTATCTGATTGTGCAATTTCTTTAGTTGTGTTATCCTTGTATGTTTGAGAAACCTGAGCGGATGAATATTCTCCACCTATTTTATTGTAAGCTCTAATTTCAATTACATTAATAACTCCAGTTACACTACCGATTATTTTGTTTAACGCTCCAATGAATAATGGATCTCCCATTTTACGTTTAGAATAGTCAAAATAACTTATTACATCATCAATAACAGTTTGGGTTATATCGGTTTGATTAGCGTTTTTATCAATGTTTAAATCAATCTCTAAACCTAAATCAATAACCTCACCACTTACAATGTCAATGTAGTCATTAATCATTTTATATTCAGAAAGATATGATAATATATTGGATTTTAATGTGTTAGAAACGGTATCCGTTAAATTACCCTTATCATCATATGATAATAATTTAATTCTAACCTTATTGTCTTCCTCCATAACGTTAACTTTAGCCGGAGCACCATATGTGGATGGCATAGTTTCAATTAATGATTTATAGTCATTTAATGTAACGGCTCTGTTTTGTGCTGCAAAATTATACGAAACCATATTACGAACCTCTTCAGTTGTTGGTTGGTCTGCACCACCTACAGCAGGTGTTATATTAAGAACTCTTAAAGATTGAACAACTTGTGAATTTATTGTCGATACGGGACCTGAAACTGTAAATTCAACATCATCTACACTTGTGATAACATTAACCCCTAAATTACTGTCTTTACCCCCACCAACACGATATTTCACGAATATGGTGGTATTAAGTTTTGGTGTAGAACCTAACGATAGGTTATTAAGGTAACTAGCCAAATTAACTTTTAATTTTCCTGTCATGTAATCATCCAAATTATCAAGTGGATTAACCGTTCCAGAACCAAAAGTTAATGAAAAATAATTTTCAGGTGTATATTCTGTTACAAATTTATTATTAACACCTAAGAAAGTTCCCGCCGTAAAGTTATTAGTATCAGATACTGCACTTGGGTCAGGAATAAAAACTTTATCTTGCATCAACGATTTTACCTCATACCACTTATTTGTTGCACTATTAAATTCATTTGATGTTGGATTACTAGCAAAATTGGTTCCGTCTTTATGTATAACCGATGTAACACCTAAAACGTTTTGTTCGGGTAAGTATAATTTTAAAAATGGTTTTTGGTCAATTTGATTTATAACCCTTCTGTATATTTTAGTAACACCATTTACAACCGCTTCTCTCTTTGTGATTGTGTATGATATTAATCTGTTATTTGCATCAAAATTCGGTATTTTTAATCTATTGGGTTCTCCCTTCTTATTAAATGGAATTGAGAAATCTATATCCTCTATTGTTTCAAATATTTGACCTCCGCCAGAAACCTGAGCCCCACCTTTTAATATACCCAAATATCTCGTATCTTCTTTATCACCTCTCACCGGTACTGTTATTGAAAAATCACATAACGCAACGGAAGGTCTAACTCCAGGTATTTTTAATCCATATGTTTTAGCAATATGATATAATGATTGTCTTTGTTGAGCAAAATCCAACATAGTTTCCTGCCAAACTCTATCTATATGAAAATGTAGATTATCCGCAACCGCAGCATTGATATCCAATAACACCGAATAGACCGATGCATCGTTAAAATTCTTAACTAAGTCAGGATAATAATCTTTAGTTAGTGTTACCAATTCATTTCTTAATCCTTGGAAATCTCTTGTTGCGTATGATATTTGTTTGCTCATTTTATATGTTTAAAATTATAAAGTCAGATGTGGAAAATGATCCATTATTTACGGTATAATCTATTTTAACCACCGCAGTATATGGTTTTGTTGATTCCTCAGAAACTCTATATAGTCTTTCATCTTCTTCTTGATTGGAACTTCTACGTTCATCAGGGTCATCTTCAGCTGACATTATTGATATTGAATTAATCTCTAAATTTGGTATGTATTTTTTTACACCCTCCCTTACTTCTTCTTCAATTAAATTATGTGTAACAAAATCATTCTGTTCAAAAATAAATTCATACATTCTAGTTCCAAAATCAGGTAAATAATACCTACTACCTTTTCTTGTTAAAATAAGGTGTATTAGGTTGGCCCTAATCTCTTTCTCAGGGATTTCTGTCATGTTCAGATAATCTCCCTTGGAACTGTCTCTAAATGGATAATCAATACCGTATGTTACTGCCATATTCAATAAATATAAACAAACACAAAATGGTTATGTATATAGTTTTAATAAAAAAACCAAGATTTGAGTCTTGGTTTCTAAATTTTACTAATTTGTCTGTTCGTTTATCAATCCAACATATTTGGATTTTGCGGCTAAACCAATTATTCTATCGACCTCCACACCATCTTTTATTAAGATGACTGTTGGGACGGACCTTATTTCGTATTTTGTTGCCTCTTCATAATCATCATCAACATCATGTTCTGTAAATAAAACATTATTAAATTGTGACTTTATTTCAGTTAATATAGGTGCTAATGCTCTACACGGGCCACACCAAGAAGCCCCAAATTTTTTTACCTCTACCATTTTCTTTTTTTTATAAATATCCAACTTATGCTTCACAGCTTACACAATCTGGATTCATTGCTTGTTGTGCAATGTCACCTCTCAATACCGATTCAGTTCTCATATAATATAGTGTCTTAACACCTTGTTTCCACGCCTCTAAATGAACTTGATTTACCCATTTTGGTTCAGCAACTGCGGGAAAAGCTAAGTTTAACGAAACCGCTTGGTCAATATATTGTTGTCTAATGCCAGCTTGTCTGATTAAATCTAATTGGTTAATTTCTTTAAATGTTTTGAACACATCTCTAATTGGAATCATTTTATATTTATTCACTTCCTCAACATCTTTAACTTCAACCACTTTTGAATCAATAAAACAATAATCATCCAAGAAATCCAAACCCAATACCGAACCACCGTCAGATAAAATTTGGTCCCATACCTCTTTTGTATTTTTACCCATTTTACGTAACACTCTTTCTAATTCAGGATTTTTACGAATAAAAGTTCCTTTTGATGTTTGTTCGGTGAATACATTTGCCGCCCATGGTTCAATACCACTACTTACATTACCACTCAATTTAGAGTTTGATACTGTAGGTGCCACCGCTCTTAAGTGTGTATTCCTCATACCAAAATCTTTACACCATAATGGTTCTCCTAATTCTTTTGCCATATCTCTACTTGCCCTTTCAGATTCAATCTTGATTTGAGAAAATATTTTACGAGTTTCAAATTGTGCTGGTAACCCTTCAAATGGAATACCTTTTTGTTGTAGGTATGTGTGCCATCCTAATACACCTAAACCAAGTGCTCTTCCTCTTTCAGCTGAACGAACCGCGTTTTCAAATCCTCTCATATTTTTTGCTCTCTGAATGAACTCTTCTAATACGCCATCTAAGAAAATAGTAGATGTATAAACTAAATCTGTATCTTTCCATTCGTCATATTTTGCTAAGTTCAAAGAACTTAAACAACAAACGAATGAATGTTGTTCGTCTGTGTGTAAAACAATTTCAGAACAGATGTTAGTCATGTGAACTTTCAATCCATTCTTCTTATACATTTCAGGATTTGCTTTGTTTACATTACCCTTGAACATAATATAAGGTTCTCCTGTTGCCTTTCTTTTTTGTAATAACTTTCCCCATTTTCTACGAGCTTCACTATCACCTTCCTCTAACTTCTTCATAAACTTATCACTAACCACAACACATTGATGTAAGTTAAGTGATTGACGATTCACATCACCTTTTGGTTCTCTAACTTCTAAAAAATCTTCAAAGTCTTTATGTTCAATTTTAATATTAACTGATGCCGCACCTCTACGAACTGAGCCTTGATTTGTTGCAAGGATTGTTGAATCGTAAATTTTAATAAATGGAATTACACCATCTGAAGTTCCGTTACCTGTTATTTTTGTGCCTGCGGGTCTAATCATATTAATACCAACTCCAACACCACCTCCATGTTTTGCAAGTAACATTAATTCTAAATTCTTGTTACCAATTTCATAAATACTATCACCTACATCAATACCAAAACAAGAGATTGGTAATCCTCTATCTGTTCCTGTATTTGATAATACAGGTGTTGCCAAACATAACCAACCTTTCCAAATGTAATCAAAAAATTTTGTTGCTAACGCTGGTTTACCTAATCTTTTGGCAACCGTTGTTGCAACTCTCCAATATGCATCTTTTGGTTTTTCACCTTCTTGTAAATAACCTTTTGAAATAGTTTTAACATATATTTCTGTGTTTGCCCATTCAGGGTAGTCGACACCAATTTCCCACCCGAGTTCTTCTCCGTAGTATTTCATAATCTATTAATTTTTTTTTTAAAATATATCGTCCCAATTTTCTCCTTCACCGGCCTTACTATAATCAGTAGGTCTCATTGCGAAGAAATCCGTATGTGTAACGCCGCCAGTCAAATGATAAAACCAATCTAATTCAGATGCTTTCTTTTCGTTAAATTCAAAATAATCTTCAGTACCTTTAATTGGGCTGTATCCTAACTCCGCTAATTTCTCATTAATTCTTTTTGTAATAAATTCTTTTAAGTCATTCTTTTTAAGATTTTCTAAATCTCCTTGTTCAAAAATCTTATCAATAAATTTATGTTCTAAATCTCTAATGATTAGTGCAGCTTCGTAGATATCTTTTTTAGCTTCCTCTAATAATTCAGGAAACTCTTGACACATATGTCTAAATAATTGACAACCCATCTTTGAATGTAGGGATTCATCTCTAACACTCCACTTCATTTGTTGTCCAATTCCTTTCAATAGATTTCTCATTTGGAAAGAATATAACACAGCAAATGATGAGTATAATGCCACACCTTCTGCAAATGCCGAAAATATTGCAAGTGAACGAGCAACCTCAACTCTAGCAGTATGATTCTTTTCTAAATCTTTTGGAGTCCAATCTGCGGTTGTATTTGTTAACAACTCAAATCTTTCTTTCATAACTTCATCATGCATAAAACCTGCGAAGTCATCTAATCCTAATGTTTCATTAAGATATGAATATGCTACTGAATGAATTGTTTCTTGAGAACCAAATGCCATTGCCATTTGTCTAATCTCATGCTTTGGAAACCATTTGGTAACCATACCCGTCCAATAGTCTGATACCGCACATTCGGTTTGTGCAAAACCTAAAAGAATATTACCAACTAAATGTTTTTCTTCTTTTGTTAAATTTTCATTCCAATCTTTTATATCTCCTTGCATTGGTATTTCAGTGTGTAACCAAAATGCCTGCATTTGTTTTAACCAACCTTCATTATAATAATCAGGAAATTCAAATGGTTTATATGCAATTCTATCTGTAAATAATTTACTCATTTTTTAATATCTTGTTTATTTTATTTTCCTGCAACTTGTTGTCTTCTCTTAAATGCTTCAGCGGCTCTGTTGGCGTTTATCTGAACCTTTTGTTCTTCATGTCCTAATAATGTATTTTGAGACTCCGTATCAATAATAAGAAACTCATTATTAAATTTACAGTTTTGGAATACAACACCATCTCTACCAATACGTGATTTTAATAATGTAAGTGTTGCCAAATTATGATCTTTTTGTTCTAATGTTTTACCAATAGATATTATAACGTGAGCAATTTGTGCTTTCTTAATTGAACCACCCATTTGGTCTCCTGTAACAACTTCACTTGAAATTGATTCACGATTACCTTGTGTTGCTGTCCATATTGCCATTTCAAATTCACCGGTCATTGATTCTAAACTTCTCATAATAGAACCCTCACCTTTCCATTCTTCACCATTAGAAGATTTATCAGTTGAAATACAATCCACATAATCTATTACCAATAAATCAACTTTTTTATTACCATCAGAATTCATCTTTCTGATTTTATTTTTAATTTCAGAAACGGTAACATTATCACTTGCCAATTTTAATAACTTTAAACTACCTTTAGATTTAGCTTGAGCCTCTTCTACTTTAGCCTTAACTTCTTCTTTAAATTCAGGTTGGCTGTCGGGTGCAATTTCAGTCCAAATCGTATAGTGTTTTCTTTTAATATTACCCGGATTGTCCTCAAAGAAAATCTGAACAACATTATAACCTAAGTTATATGCGGTATTAGCGAACTTAGTAAGTAAGGTAGTTTTACCAGTACCAGTAGGTGCTAATACAACCCCTAATTCTCCGATTCCCAACCCACCCTTAAGTAAGTTGTCGATTCCCACAATACCTGTCGGTAATGGGTGTCTAAAATCCTTCTCTAACGCTCCATCGATATCATGAAATACATCTGTTGCCTCATCGTTGGAAATACCAACTTGTAATGCCTTTTGTATAATTTCCTCAATTTTATTATAAGCCTCAAACTCACCACTTTCAATAATACTCTGCACACTTTTTAACTCTCTTTTTAAGTTTTGTTGTTTACAGAAATTAAGTGCCGTGTCTTTTACATATTCAATTTGAGACTCGTTATTTTTAATCGCTTCTAATGTATCGACGTGAATTTTAGAGGAATCTTTATTACCACCTTCGGCCATAATTTTCTGAGCCAATGTATTGTAATCAGGGATTTTGTTGTAATTACGATACAACTCCTTCGTGTTTTCCATAATAAATCTGAATGAGTTATTATCAAAAAATTTACTTTCTAATACATCAATAATTGTTTCTCCGTATTTCTTATCTTCAATGATTGCTTTGATAAGGGATTGTTGAAACGAAAACCCCAAATACCCAAAATTCCTTTCTTCCATAATGTTCTTATATATATTGTTTTTCTTATAATTCGTGTCCTAAATAACTTGTTTCCAATTCTTCCGAAGACAAAATGTCTGTCAAATCTGACAAAATTCTCTTTAATCTTGGGCGAATATCTACCGTGTATCTCGCCTTTGGGTGGTAAAGGTATGCGGGAAACTGTCTTTGAATAAATACATCTTCGCCTAGCTTTATTTCTAATAAAAAATGTTCTTTTTCTAAAGTTGCCGTATCATCCACAGCCTCTAAATTGAGGATATAGTTTTGATTCTCACATAGGTAGTTGGAACTTTTTATTTTCAAATCTTCCATAAAATCTTCAGAAATATTTTTTATGTAGTAATGAAGATCCATTGAACGTCTAGCTTGTTCAACATGGTCTCTAACGTTAAAAAATCTTTGACAGACAATGTGTCCTTCTAATGATAACAAGAACTCAAATTTAGTTATGTTATCTTGGTTTTGGTAATCTCTACTCATAGGGTCTTACTTTAATTGTTTTTATTTTGTTATTGTTTATGTTTTTTTCTTTTCTTGTTAATCTAAGAAAAGGGTTTAAAAAATTAATCCACGCATCTTCTGATTTTGGTAGAACGGTGAAAAGTCCATCTTCTTGCATCATTTTCATTGCGTTTTTATATGACCTACCTTCTTGGTCCAACGATTCACTTATCAATAGGTTAATAACCTCTTTTGCATCATCCGTTAAAAACGGTTCATCCAAACTTACAATTCGATTGTTTACGTCGAAGAATTCCTCACCAAGAACTCCGTGTTTTGTTACACCAGTTAAAAAATTTGCAATTAACTTATTGTGTTTATCTTGTTCAAATAATAGGTTACATCTATCTTTAACCTGTTCAACCGTAATTGGTTGATTTTTTAGTTCAGGAACCAAAGACAATAATCTTTTAAGTCCCATTCCTCTTATTCCTGCAATGTTATCTGATGGATCTCCACATATCATTTTAACTAACCGAACGTTCTCAATGAGAATTTCTTCGTGTTCGTAAACGATTATATCATTTTGTGAATATAATTTCCTGTGTGAAGGATTGTAAACTTGTGTGTTTTCTGAAACGAGTTGTATTAAATCCCCGTCTGATGAATAAATAATTTTCCTTTCGTTGGGTGAATTTTGAGTATAGTAAGCGATGTTGTCATCAGTCTCACAATACTCAAATTCCCCTTGTCTTACATATAGTTCTTCAAGATATTGTTTAATCCTATCTCTCTGATATAAATAAGATTGTAAATCCTCTTCTGTTCTAACCCTTTCTCTTCTGTTTTCCTTATAATGAGCATAAATCTTTCTTCTATTTTGCGACCCTTCTCGACCATCCCAAAAAACAACAATCTTGTCTAATTGGTATTCCTCGAAAGACCTTCTTAAGGTGTTTAGAAAGTGGTAGATACCACCTATATGTGTTCCTCTATAAAACACATTCTTCGCTCCGTAATAACCAATTGTTAAAAGATTATCACCATCAACAAGTAAAACCGACATTCATTTAATTTAAAGATCACTTTCTTCTGTTACAACTTCTACGTCCGTAATGTCTGTAACATTAACACCTAACATCTTACTGATGTAATCACCACTTTCTTTTTTATACTCTTCGATAGATTTCTTCTCTTCAGCGTCTTCTCTACCTGGCATAAATCCGTGTGATGTAACCAAGATACGTCCATCCTCATATCCTAAACCATTGATGTGGTTTTTCATAATTGAGATTTT